GCCGCCTCACCATCCTCGAAGACGGCACCCCCTACTACGTCGCCGGGCAGTACTCCCCAACCGAGATATGGTTCTGGGTGCACGAGTACCTCAACCGCACGAACTAAGCCTCCCGTCGGGGCTTCCAGGTCATACAACACCTGCAGAGCTGCGCAGGGAAAGCCGGACAACTCTCGACTTCTAGGGGGCGAGAGTAGATCCCTCCCCGACACCCCATTCCTCTATTCCCCTGAATCTAATGACTGGTTACTGGTCCAAAGAAGAAGACAAAGGGTATCGCCGAGGTTTTGACCAAGGCGTCGCTGCTTTGGCTTATGCCCTCGGTATCGATAACGAGATCTTGCAGCATCTTGCTTGGAAGGAGCGTTGCAGAGCCTTTCGGAACTACCGATTAGAAGAGGCGCCGGACGTCGCTACCGACGAGGAAAAGGTCGAGCTGCGTCAAGCGTTTGGGGTAGTGAACTGATGTCAAAAATTCAAACGGCTACCTACGAAACCTTCGCTTGTTCACCGTATGCAGGATGCTGGCTGTCCTGGTGCCTTCATTCGCCGATTGACTTCGGCTGGGATCTACTGCAACCCGCTACTGCTGCCGCAGAATTCATGGCAGGCACTTATCACGGCAGTGAAGACCGCACCAAGCTCCTAAATCAGGCTGCTTATCTCGGCGCGTTTTTTCAGATCGTCGCCAACAATTCCTACGCTGAGCTTTCGGATATGTGCGAGTGGAGAGTCATAGCTCTCCCCATTGGAGACAACACTGTAGAGATTCGCGGCTTTACATGGAAGGTCAGCAACAACGGCAGCACCTTCATAACTCTCCGTCAAAAACACGCTGCAGACATCGACACGATGTGTTCAGCCGACGAACGCACCGACATGGGTCTTTTCACCGTTTACGCCCAAAACCAAAAATCAAGGGCTCGCGAGGCTTCTTCATGCCGTTAAAGGATTCCCTTCGCGTTCTACAGCACCAGAATGAGCTCAATGCCTTCCTCGACTATGAGCGACGCCTCAACCTCGCCTACGCCAGGAGCCAAGATCCGCACCCTCGACGATGGTTGCGTACGTATCCAAGTCGGGGATTACGTCGGGACAGTCAGCTCGATGCACCTTGTGGAACCGAAAATTAAGCAGCTAATGTCTTACTGGACGATAAAAAACAACTCCAGTGACATCGATCAACGACCTCAAGTCTGATCATCAAAACGCACGAAAGCGCACCGATCGTTCGGCAGAACTAATTAAAGAATCCCTGAAGCGGTATGGTGCCGCACGTTCAATCGTTATCGACGAGGACAACCGCATCCTCGCTGGCAACGGCACGATCGAGGGCGCTAAGGAAGCCGGAATCAACCGCATCCGCGTCATCGAGACCGACGGCGACGAACTGATCGCCGTCCGCCGCACCGGCCTCACCGAAGAGCAAAAGGTCGGCCTTGCCCTCGCCGATAACCGCACCGCCGACCTCTCCGAGTGGGATCAGGAGATGCTGAACCGTCTCGGCGAGCAGCACGACATCTCTCTCTTCTTCTCGCAGGATGATCTCAGCGGGATGCTCGACATCGAGGCAGAGGTCTTGCCACCTGAAGACTTTGCCGAGGTAGACGATGACATCACAACCGAGCACCGCTGCCCCTCCTGTGGTTACGAGTGGAGCGGCAAATCCTCATGACCAAACCGGCCTATCACGTCCCCTCTATGCAGGAGGTTCAATCCCTCCCATGGAACAGTTACAAGGTCGCCTCTACGTTCTCGGGATGTGGAGGCTCTTGCCTTGGTTACCGGATGGCCGGTTACAGGGTCGTTTATGCCCTCGAGTTCATTCCAGAGGCTCAGAGGACCTACAAGGCCAACCATCCAAACAGCTTTCTCGATGGGTCAGACATTAGGGATCTGACTCCTGAAAAGCTCATGCAACGCGCTGGTGTCGTGCAGGGAGAGCTCGACATCCTTGATGGCTCTCCTCCTTGCTCTGCCTTCTCAACTGCTGGCTCTCGTGAGAAGGGATGGGGCAAGGTCAAGAACTATTCCGACGGTGCCCAGCGTGTTGACGATCTTTTCTACGAATACGCGAGGATCCTGAAGGGGGTTCAGCCCAAAGTCTTCGTTGCTGAAAACGTCACCGGTCTAGTTAAAGGCACTGCAAAGGGTTACTTCAAGCGCATCCTTGCTGAGCTGCGGGCCTGTGGTTATCAGGTCAGTTGCAAGATCCTCGACGGCCGTTGGTTAGGCGTACCTCAAGCCCGCCAGCGCACCATCTTTGTAGGCGTCAGGAACGACCTGAACCTGCCTCCTGTACACCCTGCCCCCTTGCCCTACTACTACACAGCTCGAGAGGGCCTGGCTGGTGTTTCAGAACCTAGTGAAAAGGAGATCAAATTCCTGACTTCTGAAACTAAAACCGAGACCCTGTGGCAACGAACGATTCCTGGCAAGACGTTCGCAGAAGCCTGCAAAGCAATGACAGGTAAGGGCACCTTCTTCAACTTCGTGAAGCTCGATCCTGAGGCGATCGCACCGACTATCACCGCGACAGCTCAGCACTTTCACTGGGCTGAACCTCGCCTGTTAACCATCCCAGAGGTAAAGCGTCTCTGTGGCTTTCCTGACGACTTCGTGCTCTCTGGTGAGTTCTTACAGCGGTGGGAGCGATGCGGGCGGGCAGTACCTCCCTTAATGATGAAGCAGGTCGCGCAAACTATCGAAGAGAAGATCTTGTCATGTGCGGCATAGCAGGCGCCTTTAACGGCACAGAGGCCACTGTTGCCACGATGCTGGATCGGATTGAGCATCGAGGGCCTGATGGCCGCGGCCTATCGCAACACGATGAAGCTCTGCACGGGCATGTACGCCTTTCGCTTGTAGATCTAACTGATGCATCAGCTCAGCCCTTCCATCACCGGGGCGCGACTCTGACCTTTAACGGGGAGATCTGGAACCATCGCGAGATCCGACAGGCAAGCCCTACTACCTACAGGACCGAGGGCGATACAGAGGCCCTAGCCGATCTCCTACATCGCAAAGGGATCGAAGGACTTGACGAGCTCGATGGGATGTTTGCCTTTGCCTGGAGTTGCAAGGGGCAGCACTGGCTAGCACGGGATCCATTCGGCAAAATCCCGCTCTACATCGCGAAAACAAAGACCGGCTACCTATGGGCATCAGAGCGAAAGGCCTTCCCTAGGTCTCTAAAGCCCATTGCTGTCCCGCCAGGTCATGCATTCAACCTCAACACAGGCGAGTGGCTTGCCTATTACAAGCTGCCTCGCCAGGCTCCAGCTGAACCAAAGAGCCTATTAGGCCTGCTGGAACAGGGCGTTAACAAGAGGTTGGAGGCAGATGCACCTGTCTGCTGCTTGATCTCAGGCGGCTTAGACAGCAGCATCATCCTTGCCTTGGCAAAGCAGCGTTCGCGGGACGTAACTGCCTTCACTGCGACCTTTGACAAGGATTCAACGGACTTAGCTGCAGCACGCCGACTCTGTTCTGACCTCGAAGTCAACCTGATTGAAGTGCCAGTAGAGATCTCTACTGATCTCACAAATCAGGCCATTAAGTCGATCGAGATCGCAAGCAAGGCACAGATCGAGATTGCGATGCTTTGCCTTCCATTAGCCCAGCGCATCGCAGCAGAAGGCTTTAAGGCCTGCCTATCAGGTGAGGCTGCTGATGAGCTCTTCGGTGGGTATGGCAACTTCTGCATCAAAGCTTCAAAGCTGTCTGGAGCACCTCTCCTCGAGTTGCGTCGTCAGCAGCTAGCAAAGATGTCGCGTGGCAACTTCGTTCGTTGCAACAAGGCCTTCATGGCAGCAGGGGTCGAGTGCCGTCTGCCTTTCATGGAGCAGCAGCTCGTTGAGATGGCTGTAAACCTTGACAAGAAGGACTCCCCGCTAGCCAAAGGGCTTCTTAAGCAGGCAACAGAAGTGATCCTTCCTAAATGGATAATCAAGCGACAGAAAGAAACTTTCCAGGGTGCAAGCGGCGTAAGTACAGCAATCGCTGCCCAAATCGCTTCTCCAACTATCTTTTACAACAATGAACTGCGAAAGCAGTTTGGTTATCTGCCTAAGGATTGATGACATTAGAGATCCCCGCCAGCTGGACCTTTGAAACTCAAAACGTTGCCCAAGGCTTTGATAACCACGTCCGTGAGCAGCTCCCCTGGTACGACTTAGCAACCGCCGCGATCACCCACATCGCTCGGCATTACATCCCGAAAGGGGGCCTGGTCTACGACATCGGCTGCGCAACTGGAAACATCGGCCGCAGTCTTGAGGCGACGCTAAAGGCTCGAGACGCTCGACTTGTCGGGATCGACCCTTCAGATGAGATGCGGAAGATCTACGACGCCCCAGGCATCTTTGTTTGCTCTACAGCTGAGTCCTACGAATATGAGCCCTTTGATCTCGGCATCGCGTTCCTGACCCTGATGTTTGTAGAACCCAGCAAGCGCAGGGCCTTTGTTCTAGATCTGCTCAACAAGTGCCGTCCTGGCGGGGCAATCATCGTCTTCGACAAGCTCGAAACGGCGCACGGTTATTTGGGCACCGTGATGACTCGTTTAACGCTCGCCGGTAAATACGAGGCCGGTGTTGACGCAAAGGAGATCATCGAGAAAGAACTCTCTCTTGCGGGAGTGCAAAGACCCATAACATTGGAGCAACTCCCCGGCGCTCCTTATCAGTGGTTCCGCTTTGGTGATTTCGCCGGTTACATCCTCGAGAAACCGATCTGATGGCTAAATCGACAAAGATCGAAGTTGATATGCGGGTCAATCGAGTTGCTCGCCTTTTAGCGAACGGGGCCGTGCGTTCGGAGATCGTTCAATACGCTACGAATGAGTGGGGGGTCTCGGATCGGCAGACAGACAACTACATCGCGAAAGCGAGAGAGTTGATCCGTGCCGACTGGGAGATCGACCGGCGCAGTTTTACTGCGGAGATCCTGGCGCAGCTCGCGAGTATCCAAAAGGAGGCCCGGAAGACCGGCAACCTCAACGTCGCTCTTGGTTGCGTCAACCAGGCAGCGAAGGTCGCACGGTTATTTGAATGAGCATCCTTGCGTCAGTCCCTGGGGGCTCGATCCTCTCCGCTATCGAGTCCGCAGCGCCCTTTACCGAGGCTGACCTGCGCGGATACGTTGACGGGCTAGCCGAGGGGCTCACGGGGCCTCAGCGCGAGGTATGGGAGGCCCATCACCGTTTCAAGCTGCTCTGCTCCGGTCGTCGTTTCGGCAAAACCTATCTCTGTATCACTCGTCTGATCTGCTGGGCGATGGAAAAGCCCGGCAGCTTGTGCTGGTACGTCACCGCGAACTACCGGATGGCGAAGCAGATCGCATGGCGGCAGCTAAAGGCGATGGCCCCCGAGGAGCTTGTCGTGAAGCGGAACGAGTCCGACCTGTCGATCGAGTTCGCTAACGGCAGCCTGATCGCTCTTAGGGGCGCTGATAACGAGGACAGCCTGCGGGGGGTAAGCCTTTCGGCGCTTGTTGTTGATGAGGCCGCCTACGTCAAGCAGACGGCGTGGGAGATGGTCCTACGGCCCGCTCTGTCGGATCAAAACGGCCCCGCCTGGTTCATTACTACCCCTGCGGGTCTCAACTGGTTTCACGACCTGTGGGAGCAGGCACAAGAGCAGGAAGACTGGGACACCTTCTCCTTTACGACGATTCAAGGGGGGAATGTCTCGGCGGAAGAGATCGAGGCCGCTCGGAACACTCTCGATGAACGCACCTTTAGGCAAGAATACCTAGCGAGCTTTGAGACTCTCTCGGGTCGGGTTTATCCAGGTTTCACCGATGAGAACATCAGCGAAGACGTTAAGGACACTGGCGGGCCGATCTACTGGGGCACCGACTTCAACGTCAGCATCATGGCGGGAGTTCTCGGCAGCAGGGTTGGCGATACCCTGCACATTTGGGACGAGCTTGCAGTCAAGCAGTCGAATACTGACGAGGTTTGCGCGATGCTTCGCGCACGGTTCCCTGATCGGCAAGTCATCGCATATCCGGATCCGACGGGCTCAGCTCGTAAAACGTCCTCAGCCGGGCGAACCGATCACGACATCATCCGTCGTTTCGGCTTTAGCTGTATCAGCCCGAAAGCCCCTTGGGCCGTTAAGGACAAGATCAACGCAACAAACTGGATGATCCGAACAGCGAAAGGCAGTTTGCGTCTGTTCGTACATCCCCGCTGTAAACACACAATCAAGGCCCTCAAAAACGTGACCTATAAGCAAGGTGCAGAAGATTATGTGATCGACAAATCGGCAAACATCGAGCACTGGACTGACGGTCTGGGTTACTTAATCCTTGGCGCCTTCAACCCTTTACACGAACGTGCTGGACGGGGCACTGGCATCAGGCTTTACTAAACTGCGAGCATTGGGCAGGATTTAGCTGTGTATTCAGGGTTTTCTGGTCGGCAGCGTGTTGGCAGCGTCACGACGGTAGAAAGCCCGAACACGGCTTATATCAACATGGAGCCGCACTGGCTTCTTATAGAGGCGTTGTTGCAAGGCACTTACGGGATCAGAAAAGGGCATCGAAAATATCTACCGCAAGAACCGAGGGAGCTTGACGAGGCATACGACAACAGGCTGATGCGTTCAACGCTCGCGCCTTATTACGTCAGGCTTGAGCGGATGCTGGCGGGCATGTTGACCCGCAAGCCTGTGCGGCTTGAAGACGTCAGCGATGTTGTCACCGAGCAGCTTTTTGACGTTGATCTGCAGGGCAACGATCTAAACGTCTGGACTTATGAAACTGCTCGCAAGTGCATCCGCTACGGCCACGTTGGCGTTCTTGTTGATGCGCCGAAAGCAGGAGAAAACGGCAGGCCGTATTGGACGCAGTACACGCCAAGGGACATTCTCGGCTGGCGGAGCGAGATCAAGGACGGCAAACAACAGCTAACGCAGCTGCGGCTGATAGAAACCATCACCGTGCCCGATGGCCTGTACGGCGAGAAACAGGTGCAGCAGGTTCGAGTGCTTACCCCTGGTGCTTTTGAGATCCACCAGAAGGACAAAAAAGGCGACTTTGTGTTGATCGACGAGGGCACTACCAGCCTTAGCGAGATCCCGTTTGCTGTTGCCTACTCCAACCGCGTCGGTGTCCTTGAGTCTCGGCCACCATTGGCAGATATTGCTGAGCTGAACCTCAAGGCGTATCAGGTGCAGTCCGATCTCGACAACCAGCTGCACATCAGCGCCGTTCCGATGCTGGCCATCTACGGGTTCCCGCAGTCAGCGGAAGAGATCAGCGCAGGACCTGGGGAAGCGATGGCGCTACCTGAGTCTGCACGGGCTGAATACATCGAGCCCGGCGGCAACAGCTACAACGCGCAGTTTCAGCGGCTTGATCAAATCGCGGGTCAGATCAATGAGCTGGGTCTTGCTGCTGTCCTAGGTCAAAAGCTCAGCGCAGAAACAGCAGAGGCAAAGCGGATTGATCGCAGTCAGGGCGATTCGACCATGATGGTCATCGCTCAGCAGATGCAAGATCTGATCGACAACTGCCTACAGTTTCACGCGCAGTTTATGCAGCAGCCGCAAGCTGGCAGCTGTTTCATTAACCGCGACTTCCTTGGTCAGCGTCTCGAACCGCAAGAGATCCAGTCACTGCTGCAGCTCTACACCGCAGGCACTATCACGCAGGAGACCCTCCTGAATCAGCTCTCTGCTGGTGAGGTGCTTGGCGATGAGTTCGACGTAGAAGAGGAGATCGAGGCCACGCAGACCGGCGGCCTCATCGAAATGCAGCAACCCGAGGCGACACCATCGGCAGCAGAAGAGGCCACAATGCCAGAAGCAGAGCCGGAGGCTGAAGATGAGTTGGCTGGATAACCTGCGCGGTTACAAAAAAGAAGATCCGATCAATCGGCTTTTGTTTTTTTCAAAGCAGGAGCTAGCGGAGCAAACTTACGCGGTAGCCAGGGTCACTTGGTTCTTCGAGGGCAAGATCGCGGGCGTGTCAGAAACGTCGATTGGTCTGTACGACCCAGATGTGATTGCCGAATTTTCTGATCTTGTCGGTAATGCTTTGCGTGCCGGCTGCGACGTTTCGGTGATTTGCATTGACGATCCGCAATATCTGGGCATCTATGACTCATGAGCACGCCATCGGAGCTGTACCGCAATGCGATCGATCTCAATCGATTTAGCAACGGCGTTGCCAAGCGCATTGCTGTTACATATAACGATCTTGTTTTGGACGCTGTTGATCAGCTTCGCGGGATTGATGAGCTTGCTGCGCCTGCGAAAGCTGCACGGCTTCGGGCGATCCTCGCGCAATTAAAAGAATCGTTGGATGGCTGGGCAGGTGCCAGCACACTCTCAGTGGTTGACGATCTGCAGGGCTTAGCAGAACTTCAGGGGGAGTTTGTCGCTAACGAGCTACGGAAGGCTTTGCCGATTGAGATGCGACAACAGATCCGCAGCATTCAGATCAGCCCACAGTTTGCGCAGTCTGTGGCAACTATTGACCCGACAGAAATCAACGTGGTGTCACTTAGCGATGATTTGCAAGCTGCTGTCACCGGGGCACCTCAGACGTTCAGATTGACTGCTGCTCAAGGCACAACCGTGACGCTGCCAAATGGCAAGGTATTGGAGAAGTCGTTTAGAGGCCTGGCCGAGTCGCAAGCCGATCTGTTTGCCAAGACGGTGCGCAACGGTCTGCTGACGGGTGAATCGACGGACAAGATTGCACGACGGCTCAAAGGTCGTTTGCGTTTTGGGCAGCCAGGCAGCTTGCGGCAGATTGCGCAGGCAGGCGGTGCAGTGACCGCTGTCGCTAATCATCAAGTGATGGCGTTAATTCGGACGAGTATCAATCAGGTTGCGAACGAAACCAGCCAGCAGGTCTACAGGGCTAACCAAGACGTGACCAAGCGTTACCGCTACGTTGCGACGTTGGACAGCAGGACATCACCCATCTGTCGTTCTCTGGATGGGCGTGAGTTTGCTTATGGCAAGGGACCGACACCGCCGCAGCATTTCAACTGCCGCTCGACCACTGTGCCGATTATTGATTACAGCGGCTTAGGAATCTCCCGGCCACCACAGACAGAACTGCGCAGGCCTAACACTGCCTTTGGTCCATCCCGTGTAAGACGCGGTGACACTGTGCCCAGTAATCAGACTTATGGCGAGTGGCTAGATAAGCAGCCCGAGGAAGTCAAAGCCGACGTGCTCGGTGCGTCAAAAGTTCCGTACTTCAACCGACTGACAAGGAAGTTCGGCCCGACAGTTGCCATCCGCAAGTTTGTGGCCCGCGATGGCTCAGAGCTAACCTTAGATCAGTTGCGTAAGCGTTATCCCAATGTCTCTTCCAGCTAAATACCAGTTCAAGGGACCAGCCGCAGAGGCGAAGCCT